TTAGTTATACTATTACATATGAACTAGAACTATATTCTACTGTATCACCAATATTATAAGTTGTACCGGCAGCATATGTACTTCTCCAGTTTAAACCTTCACTTAATTGTTGCCATTTTGTGTCGTTAGCCGAACCACTTGTTGTAGCTGGATATTCATTTTGATTATTTACAATTGCTACATATGAATTACCACCATACTGAATAACAGCACCTGTTTGATATGCTGAACCATCGTGAACCTATGCGCCTTGAGCTTTAAAACCAGGAGTTAATAAATCCCAATAAGTGTGTCCATCTGTATCGTTAGGAGTTTGATTTGAATGTTCAACTTTAGAAATATAAGAATAACCGCCATAAGTTACTACATCACCGTCTTGATAAACAGTTGAACTTGACCAACTATCTTCAAATTGTAAACCCTCTGTGAATTCTGTAAATTTAGTTTCATCAAAAGCGCCTGCACTACCAGATGATGTGTGAGCAGTTGTACATTTATATTGTCCGCCACCATATTTTACAATGTCATTTACTTTATAATAAGTTGATGTTGCGTAATCACCTTTAAAATCAATACCGTCTTGATACAATTCAAATTTAGATGTATCTAAAACTGTTGAAGCTGAAGTGTGAGCAGTTGTTGTTCTATATTGTCTTTGTCCGTATTTAACTAGGTCATTTAATTTGTACCATGTGCTATTGCCATAAGTCCCTTTATTATATAAAGACTCGGATTGTAAAGACCAGTAAGAAGTATATGTACCAGGACTTGTATAAAATATGTTTGTGTTATTAGGAGATGTATGATTTTGAATACACACATAGGTATTACCACCGTATTTAATCACATCATCAATTAAGAATGCTGTGTCAACGGCCCAATCACCCCTCCATTTAAATTTAATTCTACCTAGTTTGAAATCTGCCATGGTTTACCTTTATTGTAATACTATTTATACGAGTTTAAACTGCTGATTGCCAACTGGTTGATTGAACTGAAGCTGTTGCTTCAAAAGTATCAAAATCATCTGTTGTCAAGGCTGTTGCCCCTCTACTTTTGTTTTCCCTCTTTACAAAATAACCATTATCATCTAAGAAATATGTTGCGTCACCTTGTTCAAATACATATTGATGATAGTTGTCACTAGTGTTATTTTTATATTTTTTATCTATATAACCTATTGCAACTTGTGAACCACTAAATGGAGCTAATTTAAAAGTTACTACACTTGAAGCATAAGTCCAAACTTCATCAATAGGTTGTTTTACGCCGTTTAAAAATACTGCAATTCTTGTGCCATCTAAAACTGGTGCTGTTAGATTAAAAGTGACAGTTGAACCGTCACCTGTTAAATATTGTGTTGTTCCAGATTGTAATTCTATGTTCTCATCTGTATAATCTACCTTTGTAGGTAATTGTCTATTACCATTCTTATCTGTAGGATTACCACCATCAAAGTCAATACTATCTGTACTGTCTTTATTTACTTTTGTGTAATATACAGTACCCTCAACTGTTCTTCTAAGAGCATGAAAACTCTCAGTAGATTGTTGACTAATTGGTGCTACATATCCTAAAGTGGCCATTAACTAATCTCCAATATACTTGCGTATGCTTCGACATCTACAGACGAACTGTCTGGATTAGGGTCTGCATGAATTCTTAATATATCAGCTGTTTCAATATTTATAGGTTTATCTAAAACTAATGTATTGTTTGCTGGCACTTCTAAACTTTTACCAACATGAAAAAAGTTGAACCACCATCTGTAGTAACTTGAACATTTACTTTAGCTGAATTTGTTGTACTTAAATTTGAAATATAAACAGCGTGAATAACAGCAGTCACACCTGAACCAGCTGTGTACATGTTACCTGTTGCGTCATCTAAAACACCAACATCAAGTCCTGCATTTTTAAAACTACTTGCCACTTATATTATCCTCCGAATACGATTGAATATGCCAAAGCGTCACCGTCCATTGCTAAAGCACCTGATTGGTCAGGTAAAGTTATTGTTCTATCTGCTGTTGGCTCTGCAACATTTAAAAATGTTTCATAAGAGTTTGCTAAATTACCTTCAAAAACTAAATTGGCACCTTGGTCTAAAATAATATCTGTAATTGTTACATTACCATTAGTCGTAATATCTTGTAAAGTAGCCGAACCTGCACCACCAACTTCTTTTACTACACCACCAGATGTTTTAGTATAAAACTTACCATCCGTGATGTTCATTGCCAACTCGCCGGTTGCTAATGAACCTGCTGATGGTACGGATAATGCCGTTTCACTTCTTTTTATCTGTATTACTGTTGACATTATTTACTGTGTTTTCTAATCTGTTTAATAAGTTTTTCTTTTGTAAGTCTTTTATCTAACTCGACACCAATTTTTCTACCTAGTTTTTCTAAATCTGATTTTGTTTGTGTTCTTAAATGTTTTAAATCTGTTTTAACTTCATCTTTTAACAATAAAGGTTTTTCAAATCCAGGCATACCTGTAATCCAAAAATTAATAAATTTGTTCCATAGTTTCATTAGAATGAACCTCCGTCAACTGTTGTAATAGCCACATCACCAGATGTAACTGTAAAATTAGAATTAGTAAATGAAGCAACACCAATGTTTGATGTACTTGCTAATTCACCTTGAATAGTAAGTGTTTGTCCTGAAGCAACTGTATTAATTCCTTCGCCAGCTAAGAACTCCATAGGAGTACCTATTGTAGTTGCACCTTGTGTAGAACTTTCGTCTGTGAATACAAAGTTTTCAATTTTTGCACCGTCAATACTACCTGATAACATGGCATTTGTAATACCTAATGCTTTAACTCTTAATGCGTCTGAGTTAACTTCTATTGAACTATCATCAACTTCTACATCTAACTGATTTCCAGTTTTTGACATAGCAGCGCCGGCATTAATTTGACCTGCACCTGAGAATTGTGTAACATCTAAAGCTGTTGTACCAAATGTAGGAGCGCCTGTATGTGTGAATACATAACCGTTATCTCCGTTAGCAGTACCTTCTTCAATGAATATGAAAGAACCACCTGATAATTCTGCTGGTTGGTCTTCCGGAGTTGCTCTTGTTAATACAAAGGCAGTTGAACCGTCACCTTGTGTAGTAACAACATAGATACCGTTTTGAGCAGCTGCTGTTTGGTCTTTAACTAATATTCTATCACTAGTAGATGGAGAAACACCGTCAAGTGTAATTGCACCATTTGTTGTTGCTGTTAAAGTTGCACCAACACCTGAAGTACCATTGTCATATGTACTTGCTAAGTTAGCAGTTGTAGCCGCTCTTGCTGACGGTTTAGCGTCAAGTCCTTGAGCAACTTGGTCAACATATGCTTTGTTAGCTAATGAGTTAGTTGTATATCCTGCTCTGTCTTCGTAACCTGCTGGTACTGTAATTGTTCCTGTTCCGTGAGGAGAGAAAACGATATCAGTATTACCGGCAGTTGTTGAAACTGTCGCACCATTAATTGTAATACTATCTACTACTAATGATGTTAAACCTGCAATGTCTGTTGTAGTTGCACCTAATGTTAATGTAGATGAACCTAAAGTAGTTGTAGGATTTGCTAAGTTATCATTTGAGATAGCTGCACTACCCGATAAGTTAGAGTTTGTTAATGCTGTTGCTGTAACTGTTACTGTGTTGTCTGTTACAGTCTGAACTAAACCACCTGTACCTGCAAAGGTAAGTGTTTCAGCAGTATTGTATGTATCTGTTCCTGTGTCACCAGCTAAATCAATAAACTGATTCACAGTTGCGAAATCTAAATTACCAGAACCATCTGTTTTTAAAAATTGTCCTGTTGAACCGTCACCATCAGGTAATACGAATGTTGTTGAAGTTGAAACATCATCTGGAGCTTTTAAACCAATAAAAGCTGCACCGTTATTTGTACCTTCGTTTAATTTTACTTGACCACCTACTGTAGCAGAGTTACCTACAATGACTTGGTCGATAGCTAAGTTAGCGTCTACTATAAGAGCTGAACTTCCGGTTGCTGTGCCGGCAACATGGTCTAACATGTCAGTAAAATACTGACCACCAATTACCGATACATTATTTGCGTCACCGTTACCGTCAACACCACCTTCACCAATGTAAAATCTATCTCCTAGATTGGCTTGGGTTCCTTCTCCATAAGTATAAGCAATTTCACCTAATTTGAGTGTTGCTGGGGCGGTTGTACCCGAACTTCTTTTTATCTGTATTACTGTTGCCATCTAAAACTCCTAAAATGCTCCTGCGTTTAAGGTCAATGTACCTGTTGTAGTAGATATTTCTGTTCTAGCTACAAACTTTCCATCACTTGACCTATATTGTAATAACGCTCCATCATCTAATGTAGTTGTATCAACATCACCGAGCAGTTTTAATTGAAGAGAAGAATTTTGAGCAGCCTGAGCTGAGGGTAGGGAAACTGATACCGTTTGAGGACCAGAGGCCGTATTAACACCAATATTAGCTGTTGTACTATTATTTTGTCCTACAGTAGCTGTAATATCTGCCATATAATTCTCTCCTATCTATATTTATAATAATAAAACTGCGAATTAAATGGATACTTGTGGTCGAACTGTAATAATACCTTCAATAACTCTAGTAACGGTACTAGTAGAAGTCTGTAAAATCTCTAAATCGTAAAGATATCTTTCGCCATCAAGAGCTGCTGTTTCATCAGCTGTTAGTGAGAGTGTGACAATACCTGTTGTAGGGTCACCATTAATAGTTGCTGTAATAACTGTTCTTGTTCTAGTTGACGAATAACCCTTAGCCATCTTAGCGGCAGCTGTATATCCTGTCAAATCGAAAGCATTTCCATTTGCGTCTTTGACTGTAACATCTGAATTAAATGTTGCGCCTTGGTCTAATGTTAAGTTTGCTATTGCGGCCATCTATTATTTCTCTTCTGGTATTTCTTTTTTTACTAATTCTGCAATTTTTTGATTATAATGTGCTGTTAAAACATCAATCTTTTCAAGCTCTAAGGTGTGTCTAATCTTTGATAACTGAATTTCTTGTCTTACCGTTAAGTAATTCTGCAATTCAGGACTCAATTTTGCGACATCAAACTCTTTGCCATCAATCATTACTGTATTCATAATTATCTCCTTATACTATTTATAATGTTTTTGTTATGTAATTTTGTTAAAACCTTCTATTTTCCATAAGTGTCTTTTACCAGATGAGGTTGATTCTCTCTTGTGATTCGTTGCTTTATTATTAGTTACAACAAAGTCACCTTTTTCCCATTGATGATAATAGATTCTACTAGGGTCATAAAGTAGTTTTTCTATTGATTGTTTTTCTTCTTTAGGTAATTCAGTATATGCCTCACAATAATAAACATACTTACCTTTTTTATCTTCTTGTATTAAGTCGTGCCATACATTTCTATGTTTTCGTCTAAACCATCTTCGTTCAACTTCACTTCTAAATTTATAACCATATCTTTCGTTACTTGTAAATCTTTCCATATCAACTGTAATCTTTTTATTTTCTATAGGACAGTCAATACGATTATCAACATACAATGTGCGACCAACATCACCCTCTATTTCTAAAGCATATAATCCAGTTACATTGACTGGTCGCTGTGTGTAACCTTTATCTATGTGCCATTCTAAATTTGTGTTACCATACAATTCGTGGTGTACACCTGTTAGTGTTACATCCATAAAGATTTTATCCATAGGGTCTTGTGGTGCAATTTCGTAAGATGAAGTTATAAAATTAAATAATTTTATTTGTGAAGCAGGTGCATTTTTAATAACAATTAAATCTATATCGTTATTTAATAAAGGTGTTAAATCTCTATTGTTCCATTCTTGTGTAAGATAGTCCATCATTCCTCCTGAATTCACTTCCTGTATAAGCTAAGTATTGCAACCCACCTTCAGATTTTTTATAAGTTACATATTCAGGACCAGTAAATGTCCAAATATGTTTAGAGTATTTATTATGTCCTTTGGTAACTCTTTGTAAGGTTCTTTTACCATTTAGTTCTATTGATATAAAGATACAATCAAACCCCTTTTCTTTACAAAAATCTGTTTGTTGTTCTAGTAAATCAGATGATGTTTTTTTAAAAAGGCCATCATAGTCCGATGGTAATAATCCTGTGTTACCCTCTATTAAAGCATATCTATCAAATACTCTAACTGCATTTTTATAACAAGAACGACTTAACATTCTTGCTGTTGAAACAGGATTACCTTGTTCATCATATCGTATAGAAACACCGATTACAGGCTCTGTTAAATTTTCTTTTAAATAATTTTTGGCTCTCTTACCATCTTTTTTAATTACAATGTCATAAATGTAATCAATGTCCTTTTGGACATCAAGTGGTGCCACCTCAAATGTCTTAATCATATTTTATAAAACGAATAAAAAAGTAAGTAGGGTCAATTAATCCTAATCTCAATTTTTTAGAATTGTCATGGTGTGTCTTGTGGTAACCTTCTCCTGCTGTAAATAAATTTAACCAATGACTATTGGCCGCCTTACCATCTTTATGTAGATATGCATTAAACAATCCAAATAAATGTGAACTTAACACACAAGGTACACAATAAGTGAATATCAATAGTAACGGATTAATTAAAAATAAAACTGTTATTGTAATGAATACTAATTTCCAATAATGGTTGTGAAAGAACTTTAGTATTTTATTGTCAATTAGTCCTTTAAAAAATCTTCGTTCTATCTTACCATCTAATCCCCATAAATTAAAATAGATTTTCCAAAAACCGTGATGAACAGGACAACTAGGGTCTTTTGGTGTATCTGCATATGCGTGATGTTGTCTATGAATTGCAGCTCTCGTTAGATACGGACCTGAGCCTACAAATAAACTTAAAAAGTTTGTGTACCACTCAAACCATTTACCTGTTTTAAATGATTGGTGAGAATAGTATCTATGATAACCTGCACTTGATGAACAGATTGTAATGATATAATACCAAATAAAACCTGCAACAAACATCCATAAATCACCATAGATAAATCCTGGTACCAATGCAATGTGACACAGTAAATGATTGAGTAAAAGTTTGTGCGTTGTTTTCATAATGTAAACCTAACTTTTATGATTCTACTATATTAAATGAAATTAAATTAGTATTACAATAATCTAATCTATCTTGTTGTGCATTTATAATCGTACTTATACTACCCAAAGATGTATAATTCTCATCTGATAAAGTATATGAAATAGTTTTGACCAGATTATCGTCACTTACCGTTGATTGTAAGTCACTTTCTGCATATTCATTTATCAAATTTATAACCTCATCACTAGGTGTATAAAAATCAACACTTGTATTTGGTCTTTGTTGTATTAGTTTTCTTGTAATCATACTACTATTTATATAACTCCTACTAGATGTATTCTATTTTCCCTAGACGCATTTAGAGCTGTATGATATTGTGTTGTATCAATAACATAATAGTTGCCATCTGCTGGTAAATGTTCTACTTTTTTATCTATAATTAAAAAACAGTCTTTATTTGTTTGTATGGGTATATGTATTCTTTTTGATAAATCTTTATGATAAGAATAACAAGTTTTTGATTTTAAATTCATTACTCTTGTTCTATACATTTTTAATTCTTTTAGAATAGAATTTGTATACGGAATATCAAATATTGGTACATTAAAATCTGTTTCTTTCATACCCATTTTATGTTTTTCAATCCACTTACCTACACCCCAGAAAGGGTCTAAGTTATCTTTTGTGCCTTGAAGACTGATTTGGTCTTCAAATTTAGGTAATATTTTTAATTCTTCTATAATCTTTTTTAAATCTATGGACATACTGTAATATCTTTTATTCTATGAGGTTGATTTAATATCCATTCTATAATTGAAACGCAATACTCAATTGACATTTTCTTTTTGTCTATATGGAATACTCTAGGTGAGTCAAAATAACCAAAATTAATTATACAAGTATCAATACCTTCATAATAAAGTTGTTCATTTACATCTCTTAGTGTTTTCTTTTCAATACCGTATCTATACATTTTTTTGTGACCTTTTATCCAATCACTTCCTGCAGAACCTATATTGATTATTTTTTTATGAAGTTTTGCAGCCTCATAAAGCAATTCTACTTGTTGAAAACCATCGTGTTTACAGTTAATGAAAACATCACAGTCTTGTAAATTATCAACCGTATTGTATTTTTTACTTAATGATTCTCCTAGGCCTCTACGAGTGCCAGTAATGTAAAATTTATTCATAGTCTTCGAATTATCTCAATCTTATGCTAGTTTATCTAGCCATTCTTTACCCCACATTTTAGTCCAGTCAATATTTCTACTTTTACCTAGACTATTTAAATAATTTATTGTTTTTCTTTTGCATTTGGCCAAGGTGATTTGCTAAATTCACTCATAAACATTTTGTTCTTGTTATCAAAATGACTATATTTTTTTCTAACTCTCTCTTGACCTCGTCTTTAAAGTTTCTAACAGATAATATCATAGGACCTTGTACATATGATAAAGAAACAACCTTTAAATTAAAATTCTTTGTATAATAATCATAGATTTCATCTAAATCTAATACATTCATAGTTGATACTGAAATTTGTATATTATGTATGTATCTATGATATGTAAATAAGTTATTCTCAAATTCATCTACATCAATAGGATATCTCATAAATCCTAATTTATTACCTACATTATCACACGATACATTTAAAGAAACAGATTTATACTTCTTAGCAATGTCCTCAAAAGTATACTTATTTTTAAAAGTCAATTTAGTTAAATTAGTATCAAATATCAAAACTATATTTTTTGCGTGTTCATCTGGTATATCTTCAACTAAAAACTGCCATAGTTTAGGCATTTGTAAAGGTTCGCCACCTGTTATTAGAAATCTATCAATAAATTCAATATTATCTAATATAGTATTTTTAAAATTTTGTATATGTTTTATAGTCTAATTTTCATAATAGAAATTGCCATATCCTTCAGTAATATATTTTCTGTATTCTGTTTCTTTTTAATTCTTTTAGCTTCTTGTTCGTAGAGTTCCAAGGATTACACATTACACAACTTAAATTACAATTATTACCAAAATGTCTTAATTTAAATTCTATTCTTCCAACTTCTTTAGGATAATAACCTCTATCTTTATATTGGTCAATATATCTTATTCTACTAGAGTAATCTATTCTTTGTTCTTCATCATAACATCTTAAGCAACCATCTATTTTTTTCACCTACTAATGCTCTTCTTCTAACTTCATTCATTTCATCTGATAGAAAAAACTCAAAAGGTGTATGTGTAGACTGTTTGTATTTACGAGAAACATTACTAGGTTTAGCATAACAACATAACTGGTAGCTATCATCTTTATTACTCGAATATATTGTATCAAATAATACAGGACAATAAGTTTTACTTTTTGGTTTAATCGACTCTGTAGTAGGTTTATCTAAAGGCATTTATATCTTCCCAATCATGTGGCTTATTTGTTGAGTGTGTAAAATGTACCATTTTTATATCAGGATGAAACTCACCACCTAGATAAACATAATCATTACCTGTTACTTGATTATATAATTGAGTAGTCTTAATTTTCCATTTTGTTAAATCAAAGTCTTTAACACCTATATCTTCTTTAGCACACCATCTACATACCCAACTTTCAGGTACGGTGATTAATTCTAATTCTTCATTTACATTGTCTTCAACAAAATATTGTTCTCCATTAACAGGACCTTTTGCAATACCTCTTTTGATATAAAAGTTTTGCCATAAATCAACATCTGACATAAATTTATCATAAATATATCTACAATCTTTAGGGTAGTATTTAAAAAACCACCGTTTATCTTATATCTTTTATTTTCTGTATCACGCCACCAGCCAGGTATAGATACAAATTGACCTTTTTTTATAGGATATTCAAATAAATCTTTATAGTTTCCTGTTAATAACACATCAATATCCATAACAACAACAGGCTCATCTATATCTAAAGACATAGCATACATTTTATTCCATTGTAATAATACATCATCTCTAATAGGTTTTCTAATCCATATAAACTCATATTCTGGTAATTTTTCTTCTAAATATTTTTCATATTCAGGTCCATATCTATCGCCTATTCTAATTGCTATTATTTTCATACCCATTTTACTATCTCCTCTAGTAAAGGTTTTTCTACATATGATTGATATTTCATCATTTCTTTATCTCCATAACCTATTCCTAGTGTGAATGCTATATCATTATCTTTAACTTTTACTTTTCTCAAAATATTTGAGTGAATATGAGTATTGTAAAAAAACATTTACAAAAAGAAGCGTCTAAACCTTTTTCAACTGCTAACATAGATGTAATAATTCCGTGCATACCTGCCTGTACTAACCACATATTATTATTTATTAAGCTTTTAACATCAAATACTTTTTCCAATCTACCTCTTTTAAAATATGAACTTTCTTTTTGACTATTTGTTATTATATCGTCTGTTTTTTAGAATATACTAATAAGTAAGGTGCTCTAATTTGTTGATTAAAATGATGCTGATTTATAGATTTTCTCATCTTTTCAAATTCTTTATCTGAATAACTTTTTACTTTATTTTTATGAAACCACAACCATTTTTCATATATTTTTTCTAATTCTATAAAATCTTTAGGATTTTCACTTTTTCTATACATATTTTTTACATCTGAACAAAACTGTGGCAAGTGTAGCATATTTTTTATCCTCATCATATTCAGGACCATAAACTTCAATATCATATTGAAAGAAATTATTTTTATGAGGGGTTAATAAATGAGCTTTTTGTAAAATATCTTCTATGATTTTTTTATCAGGTATCTTATCTTCTCTAAAAAAAGATATATTTGTTCTTTTTTTAAAATATCTTCTATCATCTTTTTAGTCCTAATATCATAAATCTTTTGTATTCTAAAAAATCTTTTTCGTGCATTTCAATATTTATTAATCTTGATTGATATTGTGATACAAACTCTTGTAAATCCTTGACAGTATTAATATGTTCTTGTATTTTGTGATAATTATTACTTTGTAAAACAATCAATGTTCCTCTGTCTGTTTTGTCTATAATGTCATATATAGTTTGTTGATTTAAATGTTCACAAGAGGTATTAATTAATATTTCAGAATTTTTTAATTCTTTTTCAGGCACATCAGCAATATCACGCTCCCAATGTTTTATTAATGTTAATACACCATTTTTTAAATTTTCGTTGTCTATTTTTCTATATAATCTATTAGCAATTCTTTTTACTTTAGGGTCGTAATCAACACAATGTATTCTATTAATTTTTTTTAATTTAAATTTTTCAATTAATTTGTAAGCCAATAATCCATACCAACTACACAATATTATAATTGATAAACTATCACTTTTCATTTTATTACGAAAAGGGTGTTTGTATGCATTTAATTTTTCAACTAGCCAGTCTTTACTTAATTGTTGTCTTTCACCCAATGAATTTAAAACATCTACAAGTCTATTAGGATAGTCTTTTAGTATCTTTTTTATTATTTCAATTGTATTAAAATCAAACATATCTTCCGTTATAAAGAACAATTGTATTATTCTCTATACCCTCTTGCCAACTAGATATAGCGTTACCATTAAATGTTGTATGACCGATACCCTCATTCCAAATAAATCTATCTATACCTGTATATAGTCTTAAATATAAATCTCTATGTTCCATAAATCTATCAAATACTTTTTATTATCAGTCCATCTCATTATAGAAGTATTAATTAATGTATCATTATTGATTGCTAATGTTTTAAGTTTGTGTTTTTTTCCAAGGCATACTATCTACACAGGTAAATGTTTTCCATTCATCTGTTAAAAAATCTATATTATCATTTATTTCAATATCTAAATCAAAAAATAAATTTCTTCCTGTAAATTGAAATAAAGCTAGTTTGTGCCATACACCTCTTAACTCAGGATGAGTAATAGGTATATCATAATCTTTTTCAGGTCTATCTGTAAAACAATTAAATTTATGTTCAATTGTAATGTGTTTCTCAATAGAAGTTTTTAATTTTTCTACAAAACTTCTATCATATTTTGTACCCCACTTAACACAATATATATTAACCATTTATTTTATCAAACAAACTAATAATATCAACAGGTGTTTTTGCAGCTCTTAATGAAGATTTTAAAGCTTTATCATTACAAGATTTTACTTTATCATTTTCAAATATTTTAACTTTTAAAGCAAATAAAGTTTCATCAGATTGTTTATCTCCACTTTTAAAGTTTATAATACTATCTATAAAATCATCAACAGAGACCTTAACTTTAACTTTATTATCAGTTTTAGACCGAATACCTGCGTCTACCATTTCACTTAATTGTCTAGCATAGTTTCTATTTCTAGCAATTGTTGAACCTGCTATTTTATCAGTATCGTATTCTTCTATTAAATCTTTAAAGTCTTGATTATTAAAATCTACTTTTAGATAGTGATTAATTGCTTTTTCACCTTGTTTGTAGATAACTTCTACTGTATCGTTTTCTGAATTAGCATAATAAGCTTCTATAATATTACCACTAAATATTGCCATAATTACCTCTTTCGTTTTTGATATATTCAATCAAGTCAGTCTTGGCAGACCAACCTAAGTCTTTTAATATTTGAATACTTGCTTTATTATTTTTTCTTTCAAAAGTAGTACCCATTCTTTTATCTTCTATAGTTATATTTAGTTGAGCTAAAATATCTAGTAAATTGATTGAACTACCTGTACCTATTTCTAAAACTTTTTCTTTTACATTATTTGTCATTAATATTTTTATAGCACTCATTAAGTCATCTATGTGTATAAAATCTCTATAATGGTCTACATTGATATAGTCAACATCATTTTTAATTAATTTTGGTATTAACATTCCTTCTCTGGCGCCAGGACCATAAACTGTTGTAAATCTCATACCTAAACTATTTGTTGGTGCAATTTGTTCCATATAAAACTTACTCATTGCATATGGGTTACGCCAAGGCTCATTTGCTGTACTTGAACTGGCATATAGTATTTTTTTGTTTTTAAATTGACTGAATATTCTGTTACTTACTACGACATTGTTTATCCAATAGTCAACTGGATTATCTAAACTTTGTCTAACACCTGAAAGTCCTGCTAAGTGAATAACTAAATCAACTTCATAATCTAAGTCACAATTGATTAGGTCATTGCCTAATTTTTTGTCTAAACAAATAAGTTGATGTTGGTCTTTGAGAAATGATTGTAGGTTTTTACCTATAAATCCTTCACTGCCTGTTAATAATATTTTCATAGTAATTCATAATTAAGATTTGTTGATATATAAGTTATAAGTATTTGCAGTTGTAGGAGTTCCATTAGGAAACTCTTGAGCTCTATAATCATCAGCTCCTACAAAACGAGTTTGATAATTACCAGAACCATTTAATATTGTATTTGCAATAGCAGTTCCTCTTGTATTTCCTGAACCACTTGTTCCAATAGAATAAGTGATATTATAGCCGTCTGCTGAAGAAGCAGCAGTGTATCTTATCCATTCTTGTAATAAAGATTCAAATGTTGCACCTACAAATTCTTGTAGATTATTTGACGCATTAGCAAGAAATGGAACTGTATAAGAAGTATCTGAACCATCAATTTGGTGTAAATAGTAACTTGTAATAGTTGTAGGTTGGTCTAATGTTTCACCAATACCACCAGCGGTATATAAAGATGTATCTGCTCTTGTATCTAAAAATATAGGAGTTGCACTCACTAAAGTTGCACCTGATAATGAAGATGAAGTTGAAATTGTATAAGTTCCTGCTTGTTGTGTTGTAGTTGAAGCAGATGATAATAAATCTATGGCAGGATGCAAAAATGTATCTTTGACATCTTGCAAGTTCATTGACTGAATATTTCCACCAGATGTATAATAAACTGGCCATGTTTTTCCTGAGTCTGCTGTGGGTGTAAATGAAGCGTTTGTTAAATTAACTCTATCATATGATACTGTTACCGTACTTGGTTCAGCTGTTGTGGCTTCACTAGGAAACGCTGTGGCACTTGTTGAACTAGCGCCTGCCTGTAATCTTGTATCACTAATAGCAGATAAACTTCCGCCTGAACCGACTACGGACAATGCAACACTTGGATTTAATGAATATTGGTAAACAATCTGGTCAATTACTTCATTGACCATTGTTGTGGTCATTTCTTGTATATTGCCAGAATTATTGTATAAAGGACTTCTTACTGCCATAATCTAATTCCATTCTTAAGCGCCAGCACCAAAAATTGTTTTTAATACTGTACCTGATGAGTTTAATATTTGTAGAGATACTAATGACTTCAATTCATTCTGACCAATTGAATCTGGTCCCATCATACCTTCTACAACTGCGTCTGTAGAACCTGTTGTAATTACTGTTCCTGAATTATCTGGTAATGTAATTGTTCTATCTGCTGTCGGGTCAGAAACAGACATTGTTGTTTCAAAAGCATCAGCAGTTGCACCTTCAAATATAATTGAACCACTAAATGTAGGTATTGCGTCAAAAATTAAAAAGTCATCACCTCTTGTAGACCTTATTCTAGGAAAACCACTTATCTCATCTACAGTAAATAAACCTGTTTCTGATTCAAAAACAGTTGCTCTGAAAGTGTCATCAATAACAATTCTACTTGAGTCAGTAGAACTAATTGTGTTACCAGAAATTTCTATTGTACCTAAAGTGTGTGTTGCACCTGAACCTGTAATACTTGTTCCTGTAATTGCACCACCATTAATTGTTCCTGTAGTAGTTAAATTTTCATTACCAAAAGAAATATCACCACTTGAATCTGTAATAGAACCATTTGTTAATGACATATTACCTGTTGATACAGTTGGTGCTGTAACTGAGGTTGTAATAGAAACTACACTTGGTAAACCAATAGTTAATAAGTCTGTTGCACTTACAACAGCTTCAATTTCATTTGAAGTACCAAAAACTTTTAAAACATCACCACCACCAATAATCTGTTGAGTTGATGTACTGTCTTCAATTGTCCAACCAGCAGTAGATGTAGCAATACTAATGGTTTCATTCATAGCGTCAACTAAATTAGTTGAGCTAATAGCGCCACTTAGGTTTGCAATATCACCAAAATCATTAAGTGCCAAATCATTAAATTCGGTTCTAAATGTTTCGAGTGTATCCGTTACTGCTATATTTCGTACTGCCATTAGTTTTTAATCATCTCTTTTAATAAGTCTTTAATTTCTCTTAATTCGTTCTTTAAACTATTTATATCTTTTACCGCATTTCTAATTTGGTCACCATGTTGTTCTCTTGATTTAATTCTTCTCATATAAGTTTCATATTCAGTTACATTGGTATTGACAATACCTTTAGAATTGACTTCTCTAACTAGACTTGTAAACCCTTGAACTTTTAATCTATGTGACATGTTATACAGCTAAAGCTATCCCTCTTAAATCTTTAATTCTAGGTGCATGTGCTGAGTTAGTACCTTTCATTGCAATTTTAATTTGAAAGGCTGTAAACTCTGAAATACCACTTGCACTATATTTGTATTCTTTAAAATCACCATCTGATTCTGCTGGTGCAACTGTAGTGTCTTCACTACCGTCACCGTTAAATGGCACCCAATTTAAATCTTTAACATCTCTAACTTCTTCGGATGAAGTTGCTCTGTAATAAACTTCTACCTCTGCGTCTGACCTTACATTTGAAGTCAATCTTATTTCAACTGCTGTAGATGGATTGTCCAATACTACAGGTCTTGTACAGTAAATAGCTGCTGTTGAAGAACCACTTGATTGTTCATCATCTTTAAAATTAGGATGATTAATAGAAGTAGGACTATTTAATCTGTTTTGAACTGTAATCATACTAATTCTTTGTGTATCAATTACAGGAGATAATTTTGTGTTTGCTGTTGTTAATGAACAAGTTACAAATAATGATTTACTACCAGACATTTCGTTTGTTTGGTTAATATCACTTGCAACCATTTGAGCAGCTTCGAAGTAAATATTATCATTTGCAATTACATTAATAGCACTTGCACTAGGTGTTAAAGCAAATTCTGTTTCTGAACCATGAACCGATTTACCTGAAGTAGGTCTAATCGCATAACCAATATTTGTATCTGGTACAGTCATAGTTTGAATGTTCAACATAGAAACATCATATAATCTATTTTGTGTTGCAACTACATTTGAACCACCTGTATCACCTGAAGATGTAGCGGTTGAACTATCTGCAATTTGAACATCATAACTATCAAGTGTGATATTTGTTAATGCTGTATATGTTCCGTTAATAGATGAACCTGTAATACCATTAAAATCTGTACTCGCTTCAAATCCTGAAAGTGTTACATTGTTTGTTACACCGTGCATACCGTGATTTGGATGGAATACTCTAATCACATCTGAGCCACTTGTTGTTCTAATTGGATTTGATTTTAATGTTCTACTTGGTAAAGTATCATTTGTGAAAGTAACATTACCAGTTACATTTTCAAATTCAGCTCTCTTCATTTTAAACTTAATGTCTTCATTCTGTTCAGCAGTCCAAGTTGAACCGTTTTGAGATTTGAATAATACACCAGCATAAGGTTGTGATGATATTGTTCTATCAGAACCTAAATTAGTTTGACCTACTCTTGACACATAAACATTATACTCTTGTGAGTTAGCTAATAATACAAATGCATACTCTGTATTTTCTTGTATGAATACAGGACTAGGGAATGTAAATGTTGTTGCAACTGTAGCGTCTGTACTAGTTGTCACAGCAGTAGGATTTATTGACACCTCTGAGAATGGTAAAATGTTTGTAGATGGATAACCATTCTTAACTTCTCTAACTTGTAAAGTTACGGGAACTTGTGAATCACCTGTTTCTGGTTTAGATTGAAAGTAAACATCAAGTGAAGTAACAAATACTCCGCCTTTATCATCTACTAAGAATGTTTGAGCAAGTGGATCCCACCAACCAACTTGTCTGTCTGTTCTTCTAGTTGATGTTCTTGCAATTGTTGTAGTTTCTGTTGTATTTTCTCTAACAATTCTAGGCTCTCTTGTTGAAACAATAGTTTCTCTAACTGTTTCTAATGAACCTCTTGCTGAATAATCTCCTTCACCAGCTGTTTCTACATCTGAGTTTAAATCATTTGTAGATGAACTTGTCAATCTGAATATTCTTGTACCTGTTCTCCATCTTGGATTTGCGTCTACCGTTGGGCTAGGAATAGCGAATGTTCCAGACAATGCACCATTAGCGTCTGACACGACATTACCACCTAAAGCGCCTCCAGTTGGTGTAACATAGGCAGATACATCAATGTTATCAAAGTATGCATAAACTCTAGTGTTAGGTTTAAATCTTGTTCCTGTGAAGTTTATTGTTCTACTTCTAATGAAAGGTATAAATGCAACATTAAGAATTCTATCACCTAAAGACCGTCTTACAACCTGTGGTACGAATACACTTCTAACACCTGTTCTAGTTCGGTTAACTTGCTGAACAGTTGTAATTTCTTGTGTTTGTAATACTCTTCTAGGAACACCTCTAGCGAATGTTTGTTCTCTTCTAGTACCACCAATATTTCTAGTTCCAGCTTCTACTGGTCTACCAACCCAATTATCTTGCCATTCATTCCAAACTGTGCCTATTTCTATTTCTGCTAAGTTAGGATTACCTAAGTTAGCTGCCATAGTATCGAACATACCATTTTGGTTAACTACTAATTCTGGTACTCTTTCTGTTTCTTTCCATTCATCTCCTGGTGGGTCTAATTCTATTGTACCAACCCATGTGAATACATTGAAAGGATTAACATTTAAAAATTTACTTGCAAAAGGTTGGTCGATTAAAGTTTCTTCACTATAAGGAAGAGTAATTAAATCTCCAGTTTTTGCATAGTTATTGTCTGTTCTATCTGTTGTTATAATTGCTGTACCGTCATCATCAGCTTCGATTAATTGTACTGAATCTGTTTTACATATAGGTCTAGCCTCGCCTGAAGCCATGTCCATTGCAATCTTGTAATCTAAATTACCAACATCACCAACGCCGTGACCTGTAAAGTTATCTACGATAAATCCATTTTTAAATCTATCAAAACCGTCTGCGTCTTGTATCTGTAATTGTTGTGTTTGTGTTTCTAATAATGAAAGTTGTGTGTAATACTCAACATTCTCAATTCTTTTTTCTAATCTACCAATATCTCGCATTGTATATCTTCGATTATCAACTGTTTCAATTTCTATTTCTTCGGTAGATAAAGTGTAAGGCGCTAGTGACAATGTGTATAAATGCATTGCACCGTCTAAAGCTTTAGGTAATTGTGGGTTTAATGAAGAAGCACCTTCAACAACTTTAAATGCACCGTCTTTATCTAAAAAGATTTTATCAATTCTTGATAAGTAAAATTCAAAGTCTGTAGTTACATCATCACCAAATTTAACAATATCAACTGTTGAAGCACCGGTGCCATCAAAACTTCTATCTTGACCACCTGAGTTAATTGTACTTGCGTCATCTACTCTTGGTCTAAAGTCCAAACAATCTCTTAATTGAAAAGTTTGACCTGTTGTATCTGATTTGTATTCTGGAATATCTGCATAGTCAACAACACCTGAATAAGAGTCAACATCAAAGTAATCGCCTGAACCGTGAGAGAAGTAATCAAAATCAACAAGCAATCTACCTGTTGGAGTTAATTCTCCAGTTTTTAATTTTATTCTACCAATGTCATAAAAGTTATCTCTCTGACCATTGTCTAATTCAAATCTACTTGTAATATCTGTATGACTTGTTGTAGCAACTGTACTAAAATCAGGTGCCATGTAAATATTATTAATTTGGTAAACATCTGCTTTTGATAAACCAATTACACCACTCTCAATAGTAGATTGAGTTGAGATAGCAACTGTAGAATTACTATTTAAAGTTTTTGTTTTTGAACCTGCAACCGCTCTGTTTACAGTTGCAACAATTTTTAATTCTGCGTCAGCGTAAGCAGTACCGAAATCTAAGTCAAGTGTTTTACCTGTTGGTGAACCTGATAATGTAAAAATAGGATTGCCATTACCATTATTACCTGTTAAACTAAGTATGTCCCCGTTAGCACCAGATGAAGCAGCTCCAATTACTTTAATAGAGATGACATAATCTCCTTCAGCTAAACTTGCAAAGGTTTCATTTGTACCTGCTGAAATTTGTCCTGAACCTGAAGATAATTGTTGAACAAACTGTCTTCTAACTTTGAAGTTAGTATCTGTAATACCACTATTTGCAGCTGTCTTTAAAGTTTTTACTGCTTCATTAGGCAATTTAAATACTGAAATATTTTTATTTGAATCTTGTAGTTTACCTCTATTTCTAGTTGCAACTGATTTAGAAGAAACATCTGAACCACCAACGGCAGCTGTTAATGTTAAAGAAGTATTTGATACAATAGCTTCTACAATTTTAGTTACTGTTCCACCTGCGTCTGTAGAGATTGTAATTTCATCTCCAATTTTTAATTCTGTATTAAATAAAGTACCAAAACCTGTAACAGAGGCGCTGCTGTTTGCAACTGAAATGTTACCTGTAATTTGTAAACTTTCTCCGTATGTGGCACTTCTTGATACATCAGCTGTGTACGCTGGTGTGCCTGCCATACCAATTTGTTTAGTCTGTACAAAATCATATATTGTAACACCACTTAAACCAACAGCGTCTGTTTGAATAATTGATGTATTAGATGATGTGCCACCTGTGATAGTTTCACCTGCGACAAAAGTACCGTTTGTACTTGAAAGAACTACAACTCCATGTAATACATTTCCTGAAGAAGAGTATGATGTAATATTTGTAGCGGTTGTACCATCACTTTCATATAATTCAAAATCGTTTGTGCCTGGATTTCTAACAGTAAAGATATCACTAGTTGTAACAGCTGTTGAGTTGTTTGCAAAACTCACTGCTGAGAATGTGATTTGTTGTCCTTCTTTTAAATTGTGAGCGGTTGCTGAAACAACACCTGGACTAGCAACTGTAATTGCACTTGAAGAAACTGATGTGACTGTAGTTAAACTTTCTACTGTACCTGTAGCATTTGATGTACTACCTGTAATAGTTTCTCCAGTTGTGAATGCTGTATTTGATGTAACATTTAAATGTGTAAACATGTTAATATCAAACATGTAGTGTCTATAGATTGCACTTGTAAGTGATGAACTTGCAAATGTTAAACTAGAAGCTGCACCTGTTACATATTGAAAACCTTTTGACTTAGCACGACCAATAGAGTTGATACTTGCACCTGTACCTGTATTTTCTGTACCTCTTGCTGCTGTTAAAGTATCGTAAAGGTTAATTCTTTTAAATGCTTCTGTAGCCCCTGATACAAAACCGATATCTGGTGAACCGAAAATATTAGAAACATTAACAAAGTTACCTACATCAAATTTTGTTGTAAAGTTATTTTGTGTATCAAAATCTCTTGCTTTGTTTATATCTACAAAAGATGTTCCGATTGTTTCAATTTCGTAACCTTTGACATATGCTTTACCTGGTCCCATGCCGGCTGCAATTTTAGTTTCTAATCCACCATTTCCTGATGAATAGATTCCTCTGTTAGTACCTGAAATTAAATGTTCTCTTAAATCTAAATCAAAATCTCTTACAGCATAATCACCTGATTCATCAAATGTTCTTCTTGCTAATGTATCTTCTAATACTGCATAGTCTGTTGTTCTAACTTGATTTTGTAAAATACCTGCTTTTAATCTTAGTAACTCTACAAAGTTTGCGTCATCTGTAGCAGTTAAAGATTTCTTTGTAAGTGTTAAATCAATTTTAAATCTGTGAGCACCTGGAGCGTTAACATTTGAAGTTCCTTGTGCATTATCATTTAGACTTAGGTCATCATTTGGTGTTACAAAAGATTCCGTAACTAATAGACCAACTCTATATGATGGTGTATTTGTATATTTGTCTAAAATAAGTGTTTGTTCAGATACATTTACATGAAAACCATTTATGTAATATGTTCCCTCAGCCACATAAGCAGCCGCACCTGTAGCTGTTGTATCAACTACTGCTGATACTGTTGTGATTACTGATTGTAAAGTTGTTGATACCGAAATTGTTTCGCCATCTGTAAATGAGTTTGCTGTATTACTTGTTCCTGAAGTTTCATATTGAACATATAATGTATTGGGGTCAGTATCGACAGCTGCAACTTGATTAATTACTTTTGCAACGACACCTGAAGTTTGTCCTGTTAACTGTAGTCCAGCAAAGTCTGTAAGTGTAACACCAACTGCGGCTGAATCTGTAAATGAAGTTAACTTAACAGCATAGTAGTTAATGTTATATCCAATTTCACCAGGAATAACCATTGCACCTTTTTCAAAAAGATGGTCTGATACTCTTTCTACTTGATTTTGTAGAATTGATTGTGATTGTGTTAACTCTCTAGCCTGAACAGCAAATGACGGTCTAAAAAGTATTCTGTGAAACTTCTTCGACTCATTAAAGTCATCATAATAAGGCGAAAGGTTAAAGTCAGTTGGACTTGGCATTTAACTCTCCTAAAATTCTATAACTAGTTTAATATTCTCTGTTTGGTCAGCAGCTCTTGTAATCGGCGCTCTGTTCTCAATGTAAAGAATATCACCAGAGTCAGCATCCATTTCTGAAGCAGAATATCCACTTGTAAATACTTGACTGTTAATAGTGCTTGTTGATGTTGTTGGTGTACCATTAGCACTAGACGATTGTCCTGTGATAACATTTTGTCCACTAAATGCTGTTTGGTCTCCGTTACTATCAATACCTTCGTCTGTATGTCTAGTTTGAATGTAATATAAAATACTGTTTACTGAATCCCATTCTACAACTTTACCAACTGCACCTGTAGTAGCTTGATTTATTTCTTCATCAGCTGTAAATGTTCCTGTAACACCTGAAAGGTTAACTGCTTTTGTGCCTCTAAGTGTTGTTGCTGTGGCAGCTGAACCGCCTGAATTTGGATCCCTAACTAAACTAATTTTTCTAAAGTCATTTGTAACTGTGAAGTCACTTGTGTTTGAACTTTCTGTTCCTTCAAGTGATGTATTCATCATTACATAAAATCCACCTAATTCTTCTACTGCATTAAATCCGTGTCCGCCTTTTGATTCTATAATAACATCTATTTCTGCACCTGATAAACTTGTTGCACCAGCGGCTACGATTTGTGCATTACTGATTGTTCCAAAAGTGTAACCTGTTCCTGCATTTGTAACTGTTACGGCTGTGACTGTACCTGAAGTTACTGTAACTGAAACTGTTCCTGAAGAACCGTCACCTCTGATTGCGATACCTGTATGAGTACCGTCTGTACCACCTGAACCGGCAGTTTTAATTTTACAAACATTGATTGCACCATCAACGGCTGCTGATGATACTGTTGAGTTTGTTGCAACTGCCATAAAGTCAGTTGATAAGAAATTTGATTGTTGCGAAGCAGATAGAGTGTACATATATTTCCACTTATATCCGTCTGCTGTTGATAGAATAGATGTTGATGTTCCTGTTGGTTCTACTGTTGAAGCCGTGTTACTATCGTTATCTAAACATTTGTAAACATTTCTGTCTGTTGTGAGTACATAGAAAGCTGCGTCATGTAAAGTTGACGCACCACCATTTGCTGTAATAACAGTTGTAGTACCTGTTGAATACTCTCCATAGTCATGTCTGTAAATATCGTAAGTTGTACCTGTTGTCCAGTTTCTTCTTGGAACTGCAAAGGTTACATCTGTAGAAGTAATTTTCTTAGCCGCCAACATATCATCAAAAGGAAAGTGTTGTGAATTAACATTGTCTGCTGGAGTAACTGGAGATGTATCTGTACCCTCGTTATTTGTTCTAGCGTCACCTCTTGTAGAAGTTGCGAATGCTTGTGGTCTACCAATACCTAAGTAAAAAGTATTACCTGACGCCTCAGAAAAGGCTTCTGAAAACTGTTCACTATTGTGAATTCTAAATCTGTCTGTTATAATTGCTGGCATGTCTTTTAATTATCTTCCTTAGTTATATTTATACAAGTTTTCATTATCGTTATTAGGAAACCTGTTCCCATGCTACTGTAGTATCCGAACTATCGGATAATGCAGCTTGGTAAGCTGTTTCATTCCATTGATAAGTTTCTCCATCTGTAGGATAAGCAACTGGTGCTTCCCATAGACAAGTTGTTTCGTTTAATATCCAACTATTAAAGGTTAGGTGATATAAAGCATCTCTATCTTCATCATAAGTATAACCAATACCAGCATGATTTTTCTAAAATTATTATTATAAGAAGTCTGAACCCAAATTGACCAACCAGTTAATTTAGTTAAAAAATCTATTCCATTAACTTCTTGCTCAACTCCGTTTGAATCTTTTAGTTCATTATTATGAATTGATAATACTTCTATTACTTTATTGTTTAATCCTATTTTTGCGAATGTAGCCATTATGCTGTGTAACTCCCAGTTCCTGTAAATTTAATTATTGTATTTCCACCAGATGTCGTAACTGTAAGGAGAACCTGTTGTAGTTGATGAATAATTACCAGTTGGTACACTTATTATAACAACTCCTTTTCCACCATCTCCTCCTTTAAAGGCAATAGTGTCATTAGCACCAGCACCACCTCCTCCTCCACCTAAATTTATTGTTCCATTTACTCCAGCAGCACCACCAGAACCACCAGCACCACCTCCACCAGAACCACCAGAACCACCAGAACCACTTAAATAAGTTGCTCCACCTCCTCCTCCAGCATATGTTACTGAAGAACCTGTTATTGAAGAAGCTGTACCATTTCCACCTGCACCACCATTTGAAGTAGTTCCATTACTTCCAACTGCACTAGCACCACCTCCTCCTCCTCCTCCATAATTTGGAGAACCAGCACCTGTTCCACCATTATTTCCTTGAGAAGGACTTGTTGGAGGAGTGTTTCCTAATCCACCAGCAGTTGTTTCTCTAATTGATCCACCGCCACCTGATCCACCGTATGTTTGGTTGGTGTTATCTGTGTCGCACTTAATCTCTGTAGGTTGGGATTGATGTCCCTGATCACATACTGTTCAGGTTTCTTGCCCTCTGATTCGTTCACTACGATCCTGTCAACTTTGGCGTTGTCTATGTACAACCATTTCTGTGTTTCTGGATCCCTGACGAAGAAACAGTCTCCGTACTTGAGTGCGTTCCGGAATATCCTGAAGATTCTTTCTTGAATTGATTGGCCTTGGTCCATTGTTGCAATGCTTTTTTAATAATTTAACTTCGTGATCTGTGCTTTCGTCATGGAACACGATGTCAAATGGAGTTTCGTTCTCGGTGTTCAGTTGTGTTGAGAATTCTGCCAGGATGTCCAGTGCCGCATTGATCTCCGAGTCTGAATCCATCTGGTCATACTGGAAGTATCTCTGTATCCTGTTGGGGTGTCCTGTGTAAACGTCTGGAAGATAAGAACTGTAGTTCCTCTTCGCGAAGTTGGGTACCTTCTCCCCTGATATGGGAGACATGTTTGCGTCTTTAAAATATTTTTTCCAAGCCATAAAGTTATTATACTAGACTTCCGCCCATGTTTGCAAGACTATTGTTGGTTGATTTGGTATTCTTTTCTGTCATGGCACCTATCGTTACAAGCGTATTTAAGTGTTGTGCCAACTTTTTGTTCAAATCTATGAGTTCTGTGGTGTTGTTGTTCAGTATCGTCATGTCCATGCTGGTGCTGTTGTTGGTTGTTGTTGTCGCATTTCCTTCATTAGTAGTTGTATTGTTTGTGCCAGATGCTTCACCTAACACTTTTAACGCTTGGGCAAAATCATTTTTCGGCACTACTGCTTCCAAGCCATGTAGCATGGCAGGTGTGCCTGAACCGAAGTTCTTGAATCCATC